AGATTAAGACCATAACGGCACCTTCCGGCACGAAGTTTAACGACACTGAAACCATCATTTACAATGCTTCTATGATAAAGAGCATTGGCGACTTGTCGGCTCTATACATTGGCACGGTTGATGTATCGAAGGCAACCAATATAACAGAACTTATTATCGGCTCATCGGTGAGTGGCTATCAAAACAAGAACTTCAACGTTTTGTCCCTGGGTAACAACTCGAAGCTGAGAAAGCTGGATATTCAGAACTGTCCGAACTATACCGCAAGCATTGATGTGAGCGGCTGCGAGAACATCGAGGAGATTTATGCGAGAGGCACTGGCGCAACAGCCGTGAACCTTGCTGAGGGCGGCGTTCTCAGAGTTTTGCAGCTTCCAGCCACCATTACCAACTTGACGTTAAAGAACCAGCAGAAGCTGGGGCTCGGTTTAACCATGGAGTCGTGGGCGAACCTTTCAACACTAGTTGTCGAAAACTGCCCAAATGTTGACTTCTTAAGTATAGCAGACAGCATTCTTTCCTCAACAAACGCATTAAAGTACGCTAGATGCACCAATATTGATGCAACCAAGGCAGATTTCAATATCCTGAATAAGCTTTCAAGAATCAAAGGAATTGGCGACAACGGCGAATATACGGAAACTGCATATTTGAGCGGAAAATATGTAGTGCTTAAGGCTATCAAGGAAGACATCGAGAGAATGAAGAGTCTTTATCCTTATTTGTCAATTTCAGCAAGAACAACGCTGGAAACCATATTTGTTACATTCGAAGTGACAAGTCAATATGGAGTAATAAAAGGAGCAACCGTTGAAATCAATAGCTTGATATACGACCTTTCCTCGGGAACGGCAAAAGTGCCATTAGCCAAAGGAGAACGCTACGATTACGTTATCCGATATAGTGGAGGCGAAGATACTGGATACATTACACCTTCTTCGGACACGACCATATCAAAGTCGTACGAAATCGAATTAGACATTATGACATTGAAGCCAGAGCCTAACGGAAAGATGCAAGTTTTGTTGGCTGGTAACTCTGTGTCTATAACTGCTTCAGGTGGTTCTGTCAATATAGATTGGGGAGATGGAAGTACAAGCAATGAAGGCTCACATACTTATACGGATGGTAATGTTTTTCATAACGTATCTTTGGATTCCGCAAACGATAGCATAGTATCAATCTCTTTTGAAAGAGACACAGTTTTGGCTTTTTGGGGCATCGGAAAATCAAAGGCTAGGATTGTAGATTTTCAAAGTCAAGGAAAATTGGAATACATCGCCGATGATTTATTCTACAATGGCTATGTTGATGACTATAATATTGCTAAATTTTTCCAACATTGCTCTAATCTTAAAGAGATACCAGCCAAACTGTTTGAACCGATACCAGATTTGACATCAATGCATTATTATTATTATTGTGGTATGTTTTACGAATGCACTTCCTTAAAGGAAATTCCAGCAGGGCTTTTCGACCCATTAGTCAATCTGGAGCATGCTTCTGGATTGTTTTACGGATGCACTTCCTTAAAGGAAATTCCAGCAGGGCTTTTTGATAAGCTTGTAAAAGTAACCTTCGACACTGACCAACAAAGGCATGGACTTTTCTGTAATTGTGAAAAGCTAGAGGAATTTCCGTATAATTTGTTTGATAAGAACGTGAAAACTTATAGCTTTGATAGTGTATTCAGAAACGACACAGCCTTAAAGGTCGGTTTTCTGCCACTCTGCAAAGAGTCCAATGCTCGTCACGAAGAAACCTACTATAATTGTGATAATATGCAGAAGCTCATTGCTCGAACTGCCACACCTTGCACTATAGACAGTGAAACAATTCCAGGCGGAATTCAGTTAAAAATATACGTTCCCGATTCAGCGATAGAGACATACAAGACGGCAACGAACTGGAGTGCCCACAAAGACAAGATTGTCGGTTGGAGCGAGTTGACGGACGAGGAGAGACAGAAGTATGGATTGACAACATAAACGATTAGGATATGAAGATAGACAAAGACAACGACAAGCACATCATCGCTGATGATGGCAAGACGTTCGAGCGCATCGCAGATGGCACGAACTATGGCAAGGAGATTTATCTAGGGTATTCGTATTTCATTGGTGGGGAGAAGTTGGACGTTCCCCACCTTGACACGCCCGAGGACTTCCGAGAGGTTGACGAGCCAAAGGAAGATGAACAAAAAGAGAACAGAGATGAATGACAAGGAGAAAGAACTATGGCGAGTTATAGACAACGTAATCAAGTGTTGCGCTATTGAGCTTCAGAACGGAGAGTTGAGCATTACGAGAGAAGACGTTCTCGGCAAGTCTCGAGCAGAAAACCTCGTAATGACACGATGTATGGTCGTTGAGCAGATGATACACGCAGGATTCAGCATAACGACCATTGCGACCGTATTAAACCGCACCGTTCCAGCTGTTAGGCATCTTTGCAAGATGGCTTACACTTATCTCGGCACGTCTCGAGTTTATCGACTTGCCACGGCACAAGCAACCCTTCTAAACAAGGACGTTGAGCCGATTTGTGTTTAATCAAGAAACAAAAAGAAAATAACCAAAAGCGTTCTTTGAAAATAATTCGATAAATACCAGTGTACTAACTTTTTGGAGCGAGCCAAAAATCAGAGTATCTTTGCAGTGGATTCCAATATTTGGCTTCCACGACATAATTAACTCAAAATTTTATGGCAGACACAATCGAGAAAGTTTATTGCACTGGGGACGGTGGCAATGACAACCTGGCGGCAGCTTTGCTCGCTAGAGGTAGAGACAATGATCCAGCGACTATGCTGGCAGCAATGAACGGTGGTATGGGCAACTGGATGAATAACCCGTTTGCCTATATGATGATGATGGCTTGGATGCGAGACTGGAATAACCGTGGCGGCAATTTGCAGGACACGGAATTGCAGAATCAGATTGCGAGCCTTCGCACACAGATGCAGGACGGCAATAATACGGCTCTCCTGATGGACGCAGTGAAGGGCAACAACGTTGCTCTTGGTCAGCTGGCGCAGAATCTTAACTGCGATATGAACCAGCTGCAGAATGCAGTCTGTGGCGTGCAGGCAGCAATCCAAGATGTAGGCGGCAAGGTTGGTTTCAGCGCAGAGCGAGTAATCAACGCAGCGAACCTCGGAAACCTCAACATCATCCAGCAGTTGAAGGACTGTTGCTGCACCACGCAGCAGAACATCAATCGTATGGGCTACGAGAACCAGTTGGGGCAGAAGGACATCATCAACGCAATGCAGCAGGGGTTCTGCTACACCAATACTGGGCTGGAGCGAGGTTTCAGTAACCTCGGCAACCTCATCCAGACGGTCGTTTGCGACTTGAAGAACTCGGGCAAGGACAACACCCAGCGCATCGTTGACGTTCTCAACAACCACTGGGAGCAAGACCTTCGCATCCAGCTGGAGGACAGCAAGCGCAGAGAGCAGACTGGTTTCATTATCCAGCAGCTGAAGACCACCACAACCACCACTGGAGCGTAGGCGGTCTAAACAAAATCTATCAAGGGGCAACTCGCTGTTCTATCAGTGAGACCCCTTTTTGTCTATTTATCGAATTATCTAAAAAGAGCGCATTATGGAATTTAAGAATATACAGAGAAATCACCCGGTCTATCTGCTAGACAAGCAGACGGTGGAAGTTAAGGAAGGCAAGGTCGTAGACAACCAGCCGCACATCAACACTGGCATCGCAACCATTTCCAGCAGCGGACAGCCAATGCGAGACGTAACAATCGAGGTTGAGGGAAAGCAGACCATCTACACCATCCCCGAACACCTGGGAGTAACCTTTGCAGGCGAAACCGTACTGGCAACCGACAAGGCAGACCTTTTGCCCGAAGTTGGGAAATTGGTAAATGAAGCCGATGAGATAATCAAGGCATACGAGCCAAGCAAGGAGCGGAAAGCCAAGGGCGAGGAACTTCTTGCAGCTTTGAACCCGGCAATCAAGGAGAAGCAGGAAACCGAAAAGCGTTTCAAGGCACTTGAGGGCGATATAAGCGGCATTCGTGGTATGGTTAAGCAATTACTCGACAAACTAGGATAGGAGGGCGCACAATGACGAAAATCATCGTTTTGCGCCATTCTTGCGATAGCGAGGAAGAGCGACACCAGCACCAAGAGAGCGGCATCATCCACAGCTTGCCATACGAGAAGGCAGCAAAGGCTTTGATGGGAGCCAGCGGATATGCGGCATACGTTGCCAAGCACGGCTACCACTTCACGAAGCAGCTAGCTATCAAGGCTAGCGAGCAGATGAAGAACGTAGATGGAACGAGCCACCGATGGGCGGTTGAAGAAATCCGGCTGGCGACAAACAACGAGATAATCTCCAAGGACACGACCATCGGGGACATTCTCTATTTGGCAAATATGGCTTATGCGGACTTCTATCCGAAGGTAATCAAGACCGAGAGCGACTGCGTACAGTATGCTATTGCCGTAGCCAGTGATCCAGACGGATACGAGGGTATGGCATTCTGCAGGTGGACGGCAGACATCATCGGGAAGGGCGTTACCATCGACTGGGAAAAATTGGAATAACCCAAAAAAATAAATTGATATGAGCGAAGTATTTCACGATTTTCAGGTGCACCATCTATACCTGTGCGCCCTAGTAATTTTTATCTGTTTCGCTACAATTCTGATAGCGATGACAATTGACTTGATAGCAGGCATACAGAAGGCGAAGGAACTGCATGTTGCAAGAACGTCAACCGGCTTAAAGAAGACGTGCGACAAGGCAAAGAAGTATTTCCCGACATTCGGTATTGCTTCGCTTATGGACGTGGCTACGTGTATTATCTCTCCCTTCCCTATTTTCTCCATCGCATGGACGGTGTATCTGCTTTTGTGCGAGTTTAAGAGCATTCGGGAGAAGGCATACGAGAAGGCTGAGATACGAAAGCAAGACCGTACGATGCAGGTAATACTCGAAAACAAGGACGAAATTGCGAAGGCAGTTGTCGAGATAATGAGAGAAGAGCGGAAGAAAGGAGGAGATAATGAGGATAACTAGAGCGCAACTTTTAAAGGTAATGCCGAATGCCAGGAAGAGGGTGGATAAGTATCTGTCTTACTTCAACGAGCTGTCTGAGAAGTATCACATTGATACTAAGTTGAGGTGGGCGCATTTTCTCGCACAGATTGCCCACGAAAGCGGAGAGTTGAGATACACCAAGGAACTGGCAAGCGGAAAGGCATACGAGGGCAGGAAAGACCTCGGCAACACCCAGCAGGGCGATGGCGTGAAGTATAAGGGCAGGGGATTCATTCAGTTGACTGGGCGAAGCAACTACTCGAAATTTCAGTCTTACAGTATGCAGCCGGTATTGGAGAAGCCGGAACTGCTGGAGGAGCCGGAGCTTTGCGTGGATGTGACGATGTGGTTCTGGGAGACGCATGGGCTGAATGAGCTGGCAGAACAAGATAACTTGAAGGCTATCCGAAAGCGCATCAATGGCGGCTACAATGGACTTGCAGAATGCGAAAAGTATTTGAAGCGAGCCAAGGAAGCCCTGGAAATTAAGATGCTTACATAATAAACATATCAATCTAACGTTTACAAAGTATGGAAAATTCAAGAAAAGGGCAAAATTTGCGTTCTGTGGCGTTTTTTTTCGTCATACTTATAATTACCCCACTTTTAACTTTGGGCTGTTCCTGCGCTAAAACAGCGCAAAATAACACGGTTTATCGCGATAGCGCACACACAAGTGTAAGACGTGACAGTGTGAACCAGCGACATATCCACTGGCAGGACACCCGGCAGCACGACAGCGTATTCAAGCAGGACAGCGTGCTTGTGTACATCAAGGGCGACACCGTAATCAAGGAGCGGTGGCACAACCTTACGACCACCAGATGGAAGACAACGACCAAGACGGACACCATCGTAGGCGATACCTATTTTTTCGTGACCGACACAGTAAAGGTCAAGCATTACGTGAACCGATACAAGACCAAGGAGGTAGAGAAGCCAGCGAGCACCTGGCACAAGTTAAGGCTATTCATTGGCGATTGCGTGATTCTGTTTCTGTTCCTTCTTGCGGTAAACTGGATAAAGGAGCGCATCAAGAAGAGAGTTCAATAGGTTCAATCATAATATCATTTGTTAGAAAGGGCAGGGACGCAAGGAAAGCGTTTTCCTGCCCATTTTTGTCCGAAGAACACTTTTCATTGAGAGAAAAGGGGTAGGGGATATGAGAGTTAGATTATATTCATTCAAACTAAGGCGTGCAGGTTATTATTATATAGAGTGAGGAAAACTAAGTCAATCGATTGGCTGTCATTGATA